AAAGCATATGGCATCTATGATTTCTGTGGTAGTGTTCGAGCAAGAGGTGGTGCAAAGTATGAAACAGAATCACTTGTCAATGGATATCATACGATAGTACCAGTTCAAAAGACGAACAGATATTTTGTGAGTAATGATGGTGTAAGATTGCGTAAGATCCTGCCACCTGATGAAAACAAGAAGGATGTTCTTAAGCTGGAACCTGCAAATCAGCTTAACATCTTTGATTTTGTAGAGGATGTAAAAATTGAAAAAGAGCGTGTATCATACATTGAGGCAGGTCATAATGTGACAATGTTCAACAGAGCATTCGATGGACCATATGATCTAAACTTTGAATATTACTTGAAAGAATGTAATAAAATATTAGAACAACTATGAAAGAACCATCAGAATTTCAGTTTAACATGATAATAGGTCTGTTATGTGTTTTAGCTGTATTAATTATGTTAATAATCAGATTATGAAGATAGATGAAAAGAAACGTCAAATAGGTATTCAAGCAAAAGAAGCTTGGGAAGCATGTGATCAGTTAGGTACTGTAGAACTTGCGACAGGTATGGGTAAAACGTTTCTTGCACTTGATTGTATGGCATCATTACCGAAAGGTAGTGATGTCGTATTCCTTGCAGAGACTGCACAGCGTGAGCATGATCTCAATGTAGATATTGATAAGTTCAAGTCTGCATTCGGTATTGATGTGCGTGAGCATGTAAACCTTGAGTTTGCCTGTTATCAGTCTGCTTGCAAATGGAGACGCAAGTCATTTGATCTTGCAGTATGCGATGAGATACACGATTCCATGAGTCCTGTATATGTGCAGTTCTACAAGAACAACAAGTGTAAGCGTATACTTGGTCTGAGTGCTACAGTAAAGTCTGATAGAACCTATGTGATAGATGATGTAGAGGTCAACAAGGAGATACTCTTGGATGACATAGCACCTGTATGTTTTACATATGATGTAGGTGCGGGTCAACGTGAGGGTACATCAAGACAACTTGATATACACGTTATCTATCACAGACTTGATCAGAGTAGTCGTAACATAGATGGTGGCAGCAAGAAGAATCCTTTTAAAACAACTGAAGCACGTAGCTACAAGTATCTTGATGACCTGTTCTGGCAAGGTGTGTATAGTAAGAAGGATTATCTTGTTAAATCGGCAATGATGAAACGCTCAAAACTGTTGTACTCACTTCCATCTAAGGTGGAGGCTACCAAGCAGTTGAATAAGACCATCAAAGGTAAGACGATCATATTCAACAATGATCTGTCTACACTTGAGAAGGTTACAGCAAACGTAGTACGCTCTGCAAAGAAAGGTGAGACAAAGAAACAGCGTGATGAGTTGAACTTTGACCTCCGCAACAGATTTGACAAAGGTAATATACGGACAATCGGTTCATTCAAGATGCTCAAGCAGGGTGCAAACCTTAAAGGGGCAGACAATGTGATCATGATGTCGTACTATAGTAGTTCTATAGATATGATACAGCGTATAGGCAGATTGCGTAAGAACGGAAACAAGAAAGGCAGTGTGTTCATCTTTGTTACAGTTGGTACACAAGAGGAGAAATGGTTCAAAAAGATGACAGATACAATTCCTATGGAAGAGTTCAATGTCATTACTCATTTGGATATTGATTCATTTATAAAGAGTTATGGTAACAATAGAAATGATACGTGATGTTCTCTGGTCAGATATGCTTGATGCTGATGACCATGAGGGCATTGCTCAGTCAATAAACATGAGAGAGGGTGTCGGTACAACATGTGCCGAACATATAAAGGAGTTGATGCAAGATGAAATTGTTGATGCTCCTGATAGAGAGATGATAATGATGACAGACAACATGAAAATTGTTTACTAATGAAGAAATACTAATGGACATAATAGGTGTTAATGTGAAGTTGATGGAGGAGAGAGGAATGACACCGAATGAGGTCTTTTTTCTTAAAGGTTTGTGTGATAATGTTGAATTTACAGTTGGAAATATCTGTAATATTAACTATCTTCACAGTCTTGGTTACGTTGGTGATGACGGTGCTATAACCGATAAAGGCAGAACTATTGTAAAAGCTCTATTCAGAGAGAAGAGGAACTTTGTTTCACCTACTACTGATGAGATAAAGGAGCTTGCTGATAAGTTCAGAGAGTTCTTTCCAAAAGGTGTAAAGACCAATAATCACCCCGTAAGAGGTAATATGACCAATATCATACGCAAAATGAGGAAATTCAAGACTGAGTTTCCACAGTATGATAACGACACGATACTTAAAGCAACCGAAAAGTATGTCAAAGCAAAGGCAAAAGAGGGATATGCGTTTATGAAAGTGAGTGAATATCTCATTTACAAGGATAATACATCCATGCTTGCTTCTCTTTGTGATGCCATACTTGAAGATGAACCTGAAAAGGATGTCAAGTGGGGACGGCATATTTGATGCAGCTCTGTCTCAGATAAAACAGAGACAGGAAAGAGCTGCTTTAGGACATGTGAACTGCATTCCTTTTCCTTTTGAACGAACATCAAGGTTCTTTCCAGGTATAGAACGAGGTACATACGATATATGTACAGCAAACTCAGGTGTTGGTAAGTCCAAGCTTGCACGTTTTCTGTATGTTATCGTCCCTTACACGTTCATCAAGGAGAACCCTGAAACGGATATCAGATTAAAGATATTCTATTTCAGTTTAGAAGAGAGCAAGGAAAAGTTCATGATGTCCATCATATCATATTGGCTGTTCGTCAAACACAATATGCGTGTATCCATCAAGGAGTTACGTTCTGTTGGTAAGGTAGGTTACTATCTGCCTGACAGTGTAATATCAAAGATCGAAGAAGCAAAGGATTATTTTGCTGATCTTGAGAAATACGTAACGATAATAGATGATATACATAATCCTACAGGTATCTTCAAGACGATGAAGACATACAATGAGCAAAGAGGTAGTTGGACAAAACGAAAGATAACCATTGACGGTATTGAAAAAGAGGTCAATGATACGTATACTCCAAACGACCCTAATGAGTATGTCATCTGTATCACAGATCATATTGGTCTGTTGAGAACAGAGAGAGGTCTTACAAAACACGAGACGATAAGCAAATTCTCATCTCAGCATTGCATTGAACTGCGTAACAAGTATGCTAACATAGTTGTGAACGTTCAACAGCAGAGTTCAGATAAAGAGAAAAAGCAGTACACGTTCAAGGGTCAATCGATCGATGAGAAACTTGAACCTTCACTGGACGGTCTTGCAAACAATAAGGAGACACAGCGTGATGCTGATAATGTTTTCGGTCTGTTTGCTCCTGATCGCTATCAGATAGAAGAATGTGACAACTATCGTGTTGATGTATTGCAAGATCATTTCAGAGTATTGTTGATACTTAAAAGTCGTGACGGAGAGTCAAATGTCAGAACTCCGCTTTTCTTTGATGGTGCGTGTAGTTACTTCAAAGAGATGCCAAGAGTAGAAGATAGCAATGAGGTAGAAAAAGTCTACCAATACGTGCAGAACCTTTAAAATTTAAGAAAGAATGAGCGCAATTGGCGTGTTGGTCGTAGGGCCATCAGGTGCAGGTAAAAGCACCTCAATGATGAATCTTGATCCTAAGAGCACATACATTATCAATGTGCAGGGAAAGGCATTGCCGTTTCCTAAAGGTAGAGATTACAAACGTGTTCCGAAAGGAGGACGACCAGATGCAGGTAATATGTACAGCACAGATGATGTACCTACGATATTGCAGGTGCTTCAGTATGTGAGTGACAAGATGCCTGATACAAAAACAGTAGTGATAGACGATTGGCAGTATTGTGCTGCTAATGAGTTCATGCGTAAAGCAGAGGTGAAAGGTTTTGAGAAGTTCACACAGATAGGTAAACATATCTGGGAGCTTGCTAATGCACCTACTAACTTGCGTGATGATCTTACAGTTATTTATCTTACTCACGAAGAGGAACTTACGGATGCTACAGGTGCTCGTAAGAAAAAAGCGAAGACCATCGGTAAACTTGTAGATGATAAGATCACTCTTGAAGGTATGTTCACCATTGTATTATATGCAGATGTTGAGACCAAAGAAGAGGGTGGTAGCAAGAAACTATGGAATCACTTCGTAACTCAGAATGTGGGTGATACTACTGCAAAGTCCCCTATGGGAATGTTCAGTGAACTCAAGATCGATAACGATCTTAAGACAGTCGTTGATACTATCAACGAATACTATGGGAGAGGGTCCCAAAATTGATCAATTTTAATCTTTAATTATTAACTAAGAAATGGAAAACTCCAATTCTAAAAAGCAGATCTCCATCAGTGAGATCATCACCCTTATGGGAGCAGGATACACACGAACTAATACAGCTCGTAACTACAATCCAGAGATCGGATGTATCCAAGATTACTACGATCTACCGAAAGAACAGGTAAAACTTTTGTTTGAGCATCCAAAATTGAAAGATGTTAAGACGACAAAGGTTGTTGTACCAATGTTCGACCTTGTAGATGATACTACTACAAGTACTGAAGATGTGAATGCCACCGAAGGCGTAACAGCTAATGAAGAGCCTGTAATAGAGACGTTTACTAACACTAACACTTATAATACTTTTAGCTAATGGCAATCGGAGTAAGAGACAGTGCAGAAAAGGTAACAGGAGGAGTAAAATTGATGACAGGTGCAAACTTCGTATACGTCAAAGCAGTTTCTCCATCTGTTGAAGAGATGAAGAATGTTCTCGGATTTGAAGAACCAAAGGCACCAACACCATCAGTTGATACAGATGCAGAGGGTAACACTCGTGTACGTATCGATATGTGGTTGAGTAGACCAGAGGATGACTTCCTATATCGTGAATCTTTCTTCATTACAAAGAAGGATGTAGTATCTCAGAGTGGTAAAGTTCAGTTCGTAAACAACTTTGCTCAGTTCTGTTCTGCAGATCCTGGAGAAGGACCTCAGTATGCTTGGTTCAATAAAGAAGGAGTGCGTAGAGCTTTTAACGGAGAAGAAGCATTTATCAATTTTGTCCGTGCATGGGTAAACCATAAAGGCGGTAAGAAAGGTGAGCAATTGTTCTTTGATAATTGGGATGCCATCTTTGCAGGTAACTTCGCAGAGATCAAAGGTATTCTACAGATGACCAATGATGGTGAACCTAATCGTGTAGGCATGCTATTCGGTGTGAAGACAACTGACGATGGTAAGCAGTATCAGACATCATACAGAAAACTGTATGTACGTCCTTATCAGAATGCTGCTACTGAGTTTCAGAAAGCACTTAACGATGAATACGGTGCGTTCAAGCACGATTATCAAGGAAGTCTTGTATGGCAGGAATACAATCCTACAGCAGTAGGTGAACCTGCAGGAGCCGAACCAGCAGGTGCATCGGACTCTCCTTGGGGATGATAGACAGTTAATATTCATTATGCTATACTATGCCTGTAAACGTAAGAAAAGAATTGAGTATCGAAAAGATATTCAACAGAGCATCACAGCTTGACATATATAGAAAGTACATCGGAGATGTTTCTCCAAAGAAGATGATATCGTCACCTCTACGTGAGGATGATCATACACCTTCATTCAGACTTTACTATGGTAACAACGGTGATCTTCGTTTTGTTGATTACGGTACAGGCATAAGAGGAGGAGTATTTGATCTTGTATCAATGCTTCATCCTTATCTCACTTTCGGAGAGTTGCTTGAAAAAGTATGGGAGGATCTGCAATGCGGATCTCTCCCTGAACTTTCCGTTCCTACTGTCAGAAGAGTAAAACCTAAAAGCTTTCCAACGATACTTATAAAGAAACGTCAACCGACAGAGGATGATATACAAATGTGGAAACAATGGGGAATCTCTACTGATACACTCAATCACTTCAGAGTAAGTCCGATATCTAAATTTTGGATAGACAGGTCGCTTTTTAAATGCAAGACCCTCTCTTATGCTTATGACCTGTTTACAGAGTTCAAGATATACAGACCTCTTGAAGAAAGAATGAGATTCATATCAGGTGGTATGGAGTTGCAAGGTTATAGATTATTGCCTGATAGAGGTGAGATATGTGTGATACAGAAATCTTACAAAGATGTAATGCTGATGCATGAAATGGGAATACCTTCATTTGCACCACAGGCAGAATCTATTGATGTGCCAGAGGATAAGATGGAGAGTATCATGTCACGTTTTAACCGTGTGTTCATTTGGGGTGATCCAGATACAGCAGGTAATCTGTTCGCAGATAGACATGTTGAGAAGTATGGTGTCATTCCTGTATTCAATGATGACGGTACAAAGGACATTACCGATTCTTATGCAATGCATGGTAAGTATCATGCTTATAGTATGATGCAAAAGCTGTTAGGTATCTGATGGCAAAGTGAAGTTGAAAAATGGCAAATCGCAATAGAAATGCAGGTCATTCGTTAATCAATAATATTATAAATTTATTACCAACCTTTCTATTCCTTTTCCGTTAATTACATATGGGAAAGACAGTAGAAAAAAATCGTATAACCAATCTTTATATCTTAATCGATCCAATAACAGAGGAAGTAAGATATGTAGGGAAGACAGTGAAAACTCTTAAAGAAAGACTTTCAGGTCATTTATACTCTATAAAAAGAGAAGATAATCACAAGACAAATTGGATCAGTAGTATACTTAAAAAAGGAGAGATTCCTGTAATTCAATTTTTAGATTCTTGTGAGTGGCGAGACAGTCAAGAGTTAGAGAAATATTGGATATCTTTTTTTAAAGAACAAGGATGTAGACTGGTTAATACGACAGAAGGAGGAGAAGGTAATTTAGGAGGAAAAAGAAGTTTAAAAACTATTAAAAAACTTAGAAATACTTTTAAAGAGAAAGCTAATAATGTATATCAATATTCTTTGGATGGTAAATTTTTAAAAGAGTATGAAAGTGCATCAGAAGCTGCCGAAAAGGTAAACGGAAGATATCACAATATTTATCAATGTTGTAATCTTTCTAAAAAGTCTCATAAAGGGTTTATTTGGAGTTTTTTACCTCCTGAAAAAATTGATCTAAGCAAATACAAACATTCTAAACCCGTTAACAAGGTTACAGAAAACAA